CATGGAATACATTTCATATTCCTGATGAGGCACTGCCTAAGAATATAGATAATAAATACAGATGCAGTATATGTGACAAGAAAATACCTAGAGATAATAACTTCTGTTACGCTTGCCGTAAAGAATACTCTATCTCACGTGAAGGTATCTTCAAATATAATATACCAAAGTATGAGAAGGAACGACAGCAATCTATCGCTGATGTTTATAACGAGGACAAGTCTTTCCCAAACAAGTGTATCTTATGCCGTAAGAGAAGAGTAAAGAGAAATGACGGTATGTGTGTGAGATGCTTAAAGTTCATGGGAATAATAGAGGAGGAAGAATAATGGATAAAGAAAAATCACATAGCTATCAAGATATGGCTAACTTAACACACGAAACACAAGTTAAAGAATTTAATTTTTGTTTATGTGAAGAACAAGAGCAATTTCCATACGAAGATTGTCCAAAAGAAAATCAATCAATGGAAGATAATATATCTTACTTATTTGATTTAGCTGAAACTAAAAACAAATTGATAAGAGAATTTAATTCTATGAAAGAGGAGGAAGAATGAGTATAAATATAATAGTCACTAATCCTATTATACATAGGGCGAAGGACAGATTAGCTAGAGAAGAATACTATAAGAATAATAAACGGGATGACATGATTATCTTTGATACCTTAGTAGACACAGGCATTGGAGATGACGATTGGATGTGTGACTTCTGTAATGTAAACATGGACGTAGGTACTGTTGATGAGCCACTAGGTTTATTAATACACGGTAGCTATGCACTATGTGAGCCTTGCGTAGAAAGTAGTAAGGAGAAATATCCTGAAGAATTTATAGATACACAAGTATGTAAATGCTGTGAGAACGGAAATGATATCAAATGAATGATGTAGAAATTATACAACAGTTATGGCACTGCTTAGATATGGGTTATACCTATGACGAGGCAAAGATACACATGGCTGCTGTAAGTATTGGTAAGACTACGACCAAAGAAGTAGTAGTAAAGGACAAAGAATAATGGCTAAAGATACTGAACAGTTAGATTATGCATGCAGATTAATGTATGGACATACTGACTGGGAATTTGTAGACAGTAAGTTATTAAAAAGATTTGATGATGGTAACTATACAGTAGTTTTATTTCATCACGAAGATAGAGAAAGGAAAGAAAAGTATGGCTAAAGACCACACAACGTTTACCTCTGAAGAGTTTGTTGACGGCAAAATCTTAGAGATGAATGAAGCTAACAGAATATATAGAGAGATGGCTAGTGCTATCAAAGCTGACACAACTATCGCTGACCAACTTATGGGTAGAGGTAGTGAGAACAGAGCATTGCTTAGGTCTATACGCAACAGGTTAAATGAAATGATACCTGAAGAAGTATACGGTTAAATGCATAGCGAAGAAAGGTAAGAATGAGCGACACTAATAGTACACAAGTGTACGAGTTTGTAGATAAGAATATGAAGAAAGCTGAGAATATATTAACAGTTGACTTTCACTTTAGTACTGAGGTTACTGCTGATGAGGCTATAGTTATGGTAGATAAAATGGTATCAATGTTAGATGATAGCACTGATGCAGTAGCCAAAGAGTTTACTGCACACAGACCATTTATATACTGTAAGTTTTCAACAGAAGAATAAATAATAAAAAACGGAAGGAGTTCCTATGACAGGAATGATATGTGATAATTGCAGGTTAGATGAATACAAGAAGTTAGCTATTCATTCTAACGTGAAGTCATCTGTTCTATACATTGTAAAGTGTTGGACATGTGGCTATGAAACAGTAAAGAAATTAAATACAAAAATGAAAGGAGAGACTTATGCCAAAGCAGTTCGATAACTTTGGAGAAGTAAATAAAGTAAATAGGGAGTACGATAAACGTACTTACTTTGCTCGTGCCTTTGTTGCATTGGATGGTAACAGTAAGGATACGGACGCAGAGGATTTAGAAGTATTCGACTATGAGTTCGAGGCTACTTCTTTTCAAGATGCAATGGGACAATACGCGGCACATCAGTTACAGGTTGCTATTAATAACCAAGCATTGAGAATGAGTAGATTACTTATGGAGGCATTAACAAGTGCTGTGAGTGGTGAAGGTGATGGCTTTGATACACTAATAGAATACATGGGTGAAGAAAGCAAAGACCTTGTATTGGAAGGTATACGTCTTATGAAAGAAGAAAACATGCAGGATATGCCAATACCTGCAGGATGGATAGCAGCAGTAATACATGCTGTTCAAAAAATGTTTGACTATGAGAACAACGGAGCTTTTTGGCAAGAGCCTCAGTTAGTTATGATAGGCAATCCTGCTTTAATATCTAACATGTTCGTACAAGCACAAACAGCTTCTGATGTTGCCGAGGAAGGAGTAACAAAGATTGAAGAATTCCTTAAAGATAAGTTATCTAATCTTGAAGAGGAATAACTATAAAGCTATTCATGGGACAGTGAGTAGCTTGTACCTGATGAAGACATTGACTTATTTACTAGTCAACCTTTCTGTATATTCTCTGTCAGGTACAAGGTACTCGTAGCCCGATTACCCAATGCAATGCTACCTATTAGTAAGAGCCATAATTTCAGCCCTGTTTGCATGGCGACTGAACGTAGGTAGCTTGTAGCACATAATAAAGGTTGGTAGCTCATTACTACCTAGACACGAAACAACTAAATGCAGACCTCGTTAATTGTGTGTTACAAGCTATCTATACGTACGTAGCTTACAGTGCATAAGTACTTTCATAATATGCACTGTGAGCTGTATATGTTTACAGCAGAAAAAGGAGAATAATGACGGAAATAAATTATCGTATTCGTACACACGAGTACAACTATCTAGTACTAACAACACAGGTATTGGGACAACTCAATGACCAAGCTATCGAGAAAGGATACAATCGTTCCTTACTACGTGGTGTGTTTCAAGATAATCATAAAGACGGACAACTTCCTGATGAGGAAATGACTGACATGATTATCATGGAAGGTATACCTATCACTTGTCAGTTAGCTATGCCACACTATCACAAGCAAGGTAAACTAACAATGCCTCATGTTCGTGCTAACTTCCGTGTACCAATGATATCAATGGCTGATTGGTTAACCAATGACACCATTGATATGAACAAAGTAGAAGTTAAGTGGTCTATTGTTACTATCGACATTGACGGTAACACATGGGAGAACTTACCTACTATCAGACCATATGCATGGTTAGACATACCATTGACAGATGGGTATGAGAGAGATATATATGAAAAAGCAGAGAAAGAATTTGCTGACACAAGTGACGCTACTATCGAACAGGTAGAAGAATATCTTGCAGATGCAGAGAAAACATTCTTCACCCGAATGGCTGAAGAAGAATAAAGAATGGAGATAAAAATGGATAAATGTTGGGAAACATTCAATGAAGTAATAGGTAACTCAGATAGAGTTTTACTCTATGGAGTTCCAGGCACAGGTAAAACATACCAAGCTGTAACGACTAACGTGCCTAGTAACAAGGAAGTATACAGCACTACCTTAACAGTAGATAGTTCTGCCTCAGAACTAATCGGACATTACATACCTAACGAGAAAGGTACGTTCGATTGGAATGACGGGGTAGGTATCAAAGCATGGAGAGAAGGTACAAGACTTGTACTCAATGAGATAGACCACGCAGGACCTGATGTCACATCAGTACTGCATGCTATCTTAGATGATGCAGACATTGCACGATTCACTCTACCAAATACTAGCAAGGAATTAGTTAAACCTAAGACAGGTTTCAATGTGATTGCCACTATGAATGGTGTGCCATCAGACTTGCCTGAAGCATTAGCAGATAGGTTTGCAGTAAAGATTGATATTAATTCTGTTCACCCTAGTGCTATCTCAATACTACCTGAAGAGTATCAAGGTGCTTTTCAGAGAGAGGTAGGTAGTACATCAATGCCTATGTCAATACGTGCATGGAAAGCATTTGCTGAACTCGTAGGTAAGGGTGTTAGCATTGATACTGCTGCACGTGTGTGCTTTGAAACAAATGCTGATGATGTAATAGATAGCCTAGAGTTACAAAATGTTTAGGTTAAAAAGTAAAAGCAAAAAGAATAGCACTGGTCCACTGCTTTCTTTAGCTCTTAAAGATAAAGAATGGGTAGCAGAGAAATCTGCTACTTCTTCTGTTGACCATAAATCTAAAGTAATCAAAACACCTATTGTTAGAGATTACGGTAAAGGATTAGGTTACAGGATACATAAGTTAGTAGCAGTTGTTGACGCTAAGTATGGTAGTCCACGTAAGTTTGTGAACGTAAAGCACATGCTTACAGAGATTAAGATAGCAGAACGTATGGCTACGTATTGGTATGTAATTAAGAAAGCATCTAAGTATATTGATGGTAGTTGGGAAAATGAAAGACAAACCTACAAAAACAGTTTGTTAGTTAATTCAGCCGACTATAACACAGAAGAATTTCTTAGTGATTTTGTGGCTAAGAATATTGTTAATGGTTTTATTAACAATAATTTAGACCTTGCAAACATTGCATACAATATATCTAAGTATCCTGGTGGTCTTGAATTTATTATACTGCGTTGTCCAAGTTATGGAATAAGAGGTAAGATGTTCAACGTCTTAAAGAATGAATATGGCAAGACAGAAGAGAATGCTCAGATGGACTGTAACTTTATAGTAGATACGTTTGTTCAGTTTCAAGACATAATTGAATATGCTTATCAAAATATAATGGGAACACGTAAAGATAGTACGTTAGTAAGTAACAAAACTATCAAGACTAATGCTCAGTACATGTATGATAAATTCAAATTGATTGAACAAGTAGGTAAGCTACCTTCAGTAGAACTTGCTGATTTAAATATCGAAGTTGATGGTAAGGGTGTACTTACAGGTGATGATATGGAAGAACTACAATATCATACTAAAGAAGGATTAAATAGAAAGTCAAACGATACTGCTAAGTGGGCGAAGATGGATATAATTAAACCTAAATTAGTAGAAAGACTTCCTGTTAAATTACAGAGTACAGCTAGAAAGAAATCAGATAGAGGTGTCGCGCCTAAGTCTATGCACAGATATACAACGGACAAAAAGATATTTAGCAATAAGACTAAACGTGACGGAGGTACTGTCTTGATTGACGCTAGTGGTTCTATGGATTTCACTGAAGAAGATATCAAAGAACTTGTGTACACATTGCCTGCATCTACTGTTGCTATGTATTGTGGAGATGACCACCATGATATAGATTATACATACTGGAAAGATACAGATGATAAACCATTAGGTCATCTATATATACTTGCAGAGAATGGTAGGTATGTAGGAGATATACCTGACCACCCTGTACAAAACTTATGTGATGGACCTGCGTTTGATTGGTTAGGTAAACAACCTGAGCCACGTATCGTAGTTACTGATATGCAGGTATCAGGTATACGTGAAACAAGTAGTGGTTTTACTACTACTGACTTTGGTGACAAGATGGCGCTAGACGCTCTCAAGAAAGTTAAAGAGTATAATCTCATACCAATACCTACCGTAGATAAAGCTAAGGAATGGGTAAAAGCCTACAAGAATAATTAATGTAGGGGTTTATCCGTTCCCCTACTTCGTAATACCCCACGCACACCGCCGTGCGTGGGGTATTTTTTTGGTCTCTATACGCGTGCGTTATATTATTAAACTACAGAAAGTGTCCGAAAGTTATGTTAAGATTATATAAGTGAATAAAGATATAAGCAAACTACTAGAAAGTATTCAGTCTACGACTGGTAAATGGTATGAGAATGTCAATGAAGATATTCGTCATTTCCTAGATGCGATTGAAAGTCTAGTTAAGCAGGGCAAAACCGTTAACGCTAATAGAATAACGGATGTATTGGAAGAGGAATACGGATTAAGTATTACTGCAACTTCGGTGAGAACATGGCTAAAAGAAGTAAAGAAGAAATAACTGAACTACTTGCCGAAGTGACAGACGGTAAGTATGCAGAACTCAAGGCTACCAACGAACGTTTACTTAAACGTATAGATAAGTTAAACGATAAGAACAGCGACTTGATTGAAGCTGTCTACAGTGCAGTCAAGGATGGTATAACTTCCTTAGACTTTCCACCAATCAAAGCACCACCTAAATCTAAAAAGACACAAGGTGAAGAGATATGCGTACCATTGTTATCAGACATACAGTTAGCAAAAACTACGCCTACGTATGACACTGCTACTGCAGAGGAGAGAGTTATACAATACGCGCATAAAATCTCAGAACTAGCCAGGTTGCAACGTCATTCGCACCCTGTAAAGAAAGCTGCAGTGCTATGTCTTGGTGATATCGTAGAGGGTGAACTTATATTCCCTGGACAATCTCACTTGATAGATGCGTCATTGTATCGTCAAGTAACCGTAGATGGTCCTAGGATACTACATAAATTCTTTTCAATACTACTTACGGAGTTTGAAGAAGTAGAAGTTTACTGGGTCATAGGTAATCACGGTGCATTAGGTGGTAGAAGTCGCAGGGATTATAACCCTGAAACTAACGCTGACCGTATGCTAGGTAAGATATTACAAACAATGTTTGCAAATGAACCACGTATAAAATTTATTGTACCTGATGGAGGCAATGAAAAGAACTGGTACTTAGTAGCTAACCTTGGTCGTAAGGCTAAGTTCATGTGCTTTCATGGTGACCAAATACGAGGACACGCAGGTATACCTTGGTATGGATATAACAAAAAGATACTAGGGTGGAAAGCCTTATCAGCAAATGGAATGATGGAAGAGTTTACGCACGCAGTGTGTGGACATTATCACACGCCAACGACTATGTATATTAATGATACGCGTGTGTGGGTCAATGGTAGCACTGAAAGTTATAACACTTTCGCACAAGAACAGTTAGCTAGCATGGGTAGACCATCACAATTCTGTTTGTTTGTTAAGCCCAACAAAGGTGTAACAGCCGAATACTTAGTACAACTAGAGGAGTAAAAAAGATGAGTAGTGTAGCTTGTTATTATTGCGGGAATATACTTCGCATACAAGAAGCAAAACTTACATGCAGTAATGTCTTATGTAAGCTGTTCGGAGAACAACAGCTTACAACAAAAGATGTTACCGTTATAACGGATACAAATATATAATAATAATATTGGAGACAGGAGGTAAAAATGCCAAAGTTTAATCCTAACGACTATGAAATGGTCGAAGATAGATTAAGAAAATTTTGGAAAGAAAATCCAAACGGTCGTGTATGGACCGAAGTAATAACTGTTAGTGAAGACGGTACTATGGTCGTAGTAAAGGCTATGGTCTACACTGACAAAGAAGATACAAACCCAGTTTCAACTGGTATTGCACAAGAGTTAAAAGGTCAAGGTGGCTTTGCTAACGCTGATGCATGGATGGAAAACTGTGAGACTTCTGCTATTGGTAGAGCTTTAGCTAATTGGAAGTATCAAGGTAGTAATAAGAAACGCCCAAGCGCAGAGGAGATGGCTAAGGTCGAAACCTCACAACAAGCTGCGCCTGTAAAATCAAAGGTAGTGTCAGAGGATGTTAAGTCTTCCCCTGTCTCAACGTCCTCTGATAACCCTATCGAGAGTATAAAGGATGCAGGCTTTGGAGATATGACTACAAGTAAACATCCAACAGGTCAACCTGCTATGGACAGTACTGGTTTACTTTGTATCTGTGGTAGAAAAGTTAAATACTTTAAAGCTGCAGAAAAGAATAAAGCAAACAGCCCTGACTTTAGATGTACAGGTATGGGTGACTGTACTGCAGGTGATACAGTAGACGGTAAAGTATTTGCCAAGTCTTGGTGGATGGATAACAAAGCTACCCCTGATAGTTGGAAAGACTATGCAGCAGTAGAGAATGGTATGAAATTACCTGAAGTTAAATCCCTAGATGATGTAGTAGAAGGTGAGATACCTTTCTAATGCAGTCTATTAACATCTTTGTAGACCCTAAGCATTTAAAGAACTGGTCTATCCAACTAGCTAATTGTCTAGGTGGACAAGAGGTATCTAAGGGTGCAATACTAACTAAATTAGATACAAAGAAAGTAGACATACTTATTGAAAAGTTTGTGTCTGATTACAACGATAACTTAAAAGCTATTAACGAAGAAGAATAAGCAGAAGCCGAGGTAGAAAGGATAACACCCTCGGCTTTGCTATTTAATAATTATTTACTAACAGTTGAACTAGAGCTACCACTAACTTGCTTCTTAGCAAATTCTTTGATGACAACTAGAGCTGCACCTGCACCTGACATAGCTGCTAATTGCAATGCACTAGCGTCTACACCTACAAGTGGAGCAACTGTTAAAGCACCAATGAAGGCTTCAACAAATGTCCATGCAGTTTTGTTCAACATATCTTTGAGTTCTTGACTCATATATATCTCCTTAGTTAATTAGTCTACCCTTTAGCATAGCATTAGTTTTTATAACATTCCCGTTTATTTCTTGTAACTTAGCGTATACGCTATCAGCTAGTATCATATGGTCTTTAGCTTTGTTGTCTTCAACAGGTTTATTCTCTAATAGCTTAGTTATAGTAGTGTAGTTTATAGTAACTTTCTTACCTTGTAGTAACTGACTTGCAACTTTTGAATACATTTTTTTATAAGCCGTACCGCTATGTCCGATAAACCCTGACTCATTCATGTCTAGGTCTTGTTGTGTCTCTCCAACGATTAGACATCCTGAGGTATGTTCATCTGTATTACCTGCGTGAATTAATATATAAGTAAAGTTAGGTACGTTTTGTATGTGTAGCATACCGTAATGAGCGTTCTTATAACGTTCAGAGTACTTTGCGTGAAATCCTCCAGTCTTTCTAAACTCTATATCATACTCGCCTTCAGGTATACAAGTCTCATGCATAACTTTTACGGCTTGATACTGGTCTTCTAATGTGTAACATTCAAAGATACCATCAATAAACAACATTCCATTTGTTGCATCTTTTCCAAATTGAGTTCTAATAACATCTAACTGCAATGTTCACTCCCATACTTGTGGTTACATATCTGTACGAATGAACCATCTTCTTCTTGTTGTATAAAACACATACTATTCCTTTCTAAAACTAATGGTCAGCAACCATATAGCTAATGTAATTACTGTAGCTAGTCCTGTCACTTGTTGTGCTGAACCAGTCAATGTAAGTGTAGCAATAACTAAACCAACCAAAGTCCAACTAAGGTTTAATGTTTCTTTAATTGCTGTTACTAACCATGACCATAACTTTTTAATCATTACTTACCAACTTTTTTTTGTGCATTTTTATGTGCTTTACTAAATGATGTACCTCTTTTCATAGAGTTAGTCATATACTGTAAATGTTTTTTAGTATGATGAACAGCATGTTTCTTCATAGTCTGTTGTTGTCTTTTAGTTAGACTTGATACATCTACGCCTTTAATTTTCATTAACTTCTCCTAAATATGAAAGCTGCCATACTAGCTATTCTAGTCAAAATAACTGGCACTACAACCTCTTGTGCTTTTTCTCTTTGGTCTTGTGTCATGTCATCACCTATGTTTGATAGTGTGACATCTTCAAAATCTAAATCAATAAATGTTTCTATAGGGTTCTCTAAAAAAGATTCGTAGTTTACTTCTGTGACAACATCAGCAAGTGTATAGTTCTCTACATCTGCATTCTCTACAGCTCTCTCTACATATTCTTCTACAGCTTCTGCTATAACCTCATCATCTTTAACAGACTCAGCAATAATAGCTACATCCTCTGCTTCTACTTGTAGTACTTCAGCAACAACTTCTACTTGTTCTTCAGTAAGCTCTGCAACATCTGCTATAGCTTCCTCAACAACAGATTGAACTACCTCTTGTACTTCTTCAGTAGCTTGGTCTAAGTTCTGTACACCAATGTCATTAACTTGTTCTAGTACCTCAACAACTTCTTCAACAGTAGCTTCTTCAACAATAATATCTTCTACTATTTCTTCTACTTCAGCTACTTCAACAGCAACTTCTTCCTCAGTAAGCTCTAAGGGTTCTGTTTCTTCCACTCCTGGTATATCTCGTTCTGTTTTCTCCTCAACAATTTCCTGTACTGGCTCAACCAAAACTTCCTCATTAATTTTTTCATCTACAATCTCCTCTTCTATTTCATCTTGTATTGGTATTTCATCCACGTCTTCGGTGACAATATCTTCCAAATCAAATTCAATAATCTCGAACTCAATAGGGAGTTCTTCAAACTCCACAACTTCATCTTTAGATACTTCCTCTTTAGGTGGGTCGAGTACATCAACATCATCCTCAAGAATGAAGTCATCCACATCTTCTTTATCCTTGACAATATCTTCTTCAAGAACTACCTCTTCTTCTACTATTACTATTTCTTCTTCTATAATATCATCTTTAATTTCTTCTTCAATAGGTTCAGGTATATCACAATCACCACGCTCTATCTGTGCGTTAGTCATAAAGCAACCATACTCAGCTTCATTGTCTACACGCTCCTGGTCACGCTCAATAGTCCCATCATTAACATCTGCTTGTGTATAGGTCTTATCAACACCTTCTACTTTTACATCAACAATAATCTCTTGTGGTGTAGGAGGTGGCGGAGGAGGTGGTGGTGGAGGTGGAGGCGGTACAGTTGTTGTAGTAGTAGTTGTTGTAGTAGTTGTAGTAGTCGTAGTAGATGTAGTAGTGGTAACAGGTATCTCTACATATTGCCAGTACAGTGTATCCAATACAGATATATCTGTTATTGTAACTTCAAACTTTGTAATAAACTTATCTGTGTTGGCTTCATCATTGTTGTAATCAGTAAATGATTTGTAGAAATCATCATACATAGCATTACCATCTTCTCCCCAAGATTGTGCTGCTTTGTTTATAGTTTCATCTGTTTCATCAGAGTAGTAATACTTAACATCATAAGTATTATTTACTGCACCAACTAGAAATCCTATCTCATATACATCTTCTGCAAATTCAAATAAATAAGTACCACTCTGTATAGCTAATGAACAACCTGTTGTTCCATATCTTCCTTGTTCATTACAGTAAATATACGCATCACTGCTACCACCACTAATAGTTAAACCTGTTTCGTATGTGTCATCCTCGAACGCTTCGTTAACTGTAACTTCATTAGGTACTTCTTCTGCGAATACAGGGGTAGGTATTAATAAGAATAAAGCTAAGAGAAGTCTTAGCATTACATTACAAAGGCTGCGACAACTCCACCTATTGCTACAATGAGCATTAATACTTTATAAAACTCTGCCTTATCTAATTTGGCATCTAGCTTATCTTCAATTTTATCGAGTCGTTCAATAACCATATTAAGAAGTTCCTTTTGGGTATAGCCATTGCTGTCTGTCATTTATGGTAAATCCTCATGCGACATCCAGTCCCATTCTTTATCATAGGCACGATTATCTAAGTCCCACTTACTTAATCTTTTAAGATAAGAACTAATTTCTTTTAAAAAATAACCTAATAAAAATCCGATTATAAAATCCATTATTGGATTATATCATGTCTTTCTAAAATTTCTAAGATAACCACTTTTAAAAGTACCGTGAACTGTTAAGTAATTTTTATTAAAATATTTTTTTGCTTCTTCATCTTCAGAATATTTAGTAACTTCCATTGCTAATTGTTTTTCTCTCTTATAAGGTACGTATACACACAAGGGTGTATGTTGTGGTATAAGTATTTTTTTATTGTATTTTTTTATTGCTATTTGTATATTAAGTTCGTTAATGACATCCGTTTTTAAAATACCATAGACACTCTCCCAATCATCATTGTCTTCAAACAAGTATGACATAGGTATTTGTCTGCATGAATATCCTGGTGGTGTCATAACATACATAGGAAATTGCATTTTTAAAACTTTAACAATACTTGAATCTTTAGGTAAATGATTTACCATCTGAACATCATTATGTCCTGATATAAAGTCTGCTCTTACTGTATGTAAAGCATCTGTATCAAAGATTGTTTTAGTTTGCCATGTAAATGAACCATCTTCTTTGACTTCAATTTCTACATCAACAGGTGTAGTTATTACATAACCTTCTTTAAATACATCTAAGAATGAGGGACAGGTTTGTACTGTTGTTGTACTTGGGTAATCTTTATTAGGTATTTTTTTAAACCAATGAGGTATATATTCTCTCATAGGTTTTGGGTGTAAATCTTTATTGTAATAAACCATGTCAGAGAACATAGCAAATTTAATTTTATTCTTCTTCATCTAATATTTTCTTTGTTCTGCGCCAATTATTACTAACAGTATTATTTAAACCATTGTTTCTATTATATAAATTATCTTTTTCTTCAGAGTAACTGTGTAAATTTAATTTAGTTTTATCTGATTTTTTATACACAGATGCTACGACTAATGGCTCTCCTGCTTTGACAGAAATTAGTTTGCTGTCTTTTGGTACATCTGTATTGTCAAATTCAAATGGAAAGTTTACCTCGTGCCATATATCTGTTTCTACTTTACCAGGTAACAATCTTATATTATTTCTATGATGATAGAAAGGGTCATAAAAATGTGTGCCATAACCTTCAGGTGTTTCAAACATATAGGGTGTATTTAATTTTAACACACCTAAATTTTCTATATCCCATAAACCCATACCTTCTATTTGTTTTTGGTCCTGTTTGTCTAAAAAATTATTATCAAAAGCAATACTGTTTCCAACAGGTACATTCCATTCAACAACACCATTTTGATTTACAACTATTTGTATATCTGTCCATGCAGGTATCACAACACCGTCAACTAAGTAATCTTGTATTGCAGGACATTGCTTCGCATGCTTCTGTATTAAAGGATTTACAAGAACATCTTCTGTAGTTACATAGTTTGGTTTTTTTTCCTTATACCATTTAGGTAGAAATTTATTTGCAGATACTGGCGGGTAAGCATTTAAAAGTATTTCATATTCTTTTTTTATAGGATATATATTAAGTTCTATAGTAAATCTCCTAACACTAATAATCTTGGTAAAGTACTTTGATTAGTTGTTATATTAAGACCATTATAAACGCTTCTTAATGTAGTTGATAAATTTCCATCTTGATTGGGTTTTAAATCTGTCTGATATTGGAAAGGTAATTCAACAGTTGACACATAGGTTTTTACATTGCTTTCAAAATGTGTAAGTATAAATGCCATGTTCCACCTTTTTAAATTATTGGTCTGAAATATCTACCCAAGCCCCATCAATCCAACTATAAGTTTTACCATCTGTTGGATATGCTTCTGTTGCTTCCCATGTTGTATCCCAAGATTTTGTATCTTCATTCCATACGTATCCTTTTAAAGCAGGTGTAGCATTAAAGTCTGCAGGATAATCTACTGGTGGTTGCCATTCATCATTTTCGTCAAGTACCCAAGATGGAAATTCTGCAGGTATAATAAACTTCTCTGTCTCTGAATTATATGTGCTACCTTTTCCCGCATAAGAACCTCTTATATTTTTATTATAAGAAGTTTGTACCCAATTAGTGTCATCTCCATGTAGATTTTGCAGATATGCTATTCCTAAACTTTCTTGCTCATCTCCATTTTCATCTGTAATAATTGTGTTATCTACAACATGAACTGATAAGACTACATTGTTTTCATCTAGTTTTGCAAAGTGTGCCATTAGAACTGTGCCGACCCATCTCCTGTAAATTTATAAACTGTGTTATCACCTATAGATATTTCTGTTGGAGAACCTGTTGTAGAGACTGGTTTTTTTGAATTTGCTACTTTAAATAAAATTACTCCTGAACCACCATTACCACCATCTCCAGTTGGGTGTCCGCCACCGCCACCGCCTGAACCTGAATTAGCTATTGCAGAAGTTCCATTTTGTCCATCACCATTACCACCATCTCCTCGTCCTGCAGAAGATGTAGTTAAATCTGTTGAGTTGCTTTTAGCATTGTTTGTTCCTCCACTACCTCTACTACCATTACCACCTGCAGCATAATAAAGTGAAGTACCTGTCAATAAATTTTCTTTTCCTGCACCACCAAAGTGACCATTAACATCAGTACCACCATGTCCACCTGAACCAGTAGCACCACCGCCACCACCGCCACCGCCACGACCTCCGCCACGACTTTGTCCACCACCTGAACCTTCAGAAGGAGTATAACCTCCTTCGTTACCTGAACCACCACTTATATTGCTACTACCATCATTACTTCCACCGCCACCGGAACCACCTGATGAACCAGTTGTTGCAGTTCTTGATTTACCACCACCATGACTTTCGAATGAACCGAATGAACTTTCACTACCATCAGTACCCTGACCTGTAGCACCTGTTCCACCTGCACCTATAGTTATTGTAACATTAGTACCTCTTGTAACAGTTTGTGTAGTGCTGTTTCTAAAACCACCTGCACCACCACCACCTGTGCCACCTCTACCATTACTGTTAGAACCTGAAGCACCTGCACCACCTGCTACTACAAGTAATTCAAGTAGCTCTGTAGACCCTGCACTGCTAAATGCACCATCATTGTTTAAAGAATTTGCTTCGGTAAAAGAGAACACGCCATTATTACCTGAAGCTGTTTGTTCAGGTCCTGCACCTAAATAACCAAATTCATTAGTTCTACCCATTAAAAAATCTCCTAATTATGTAATTTCTAAAATACTGGCAAATGCTTCTATATCACTAGCTGCACTTGCAGTTAATCTGACTTTATCTCCTGCTTCTAAAACAATCTTTGAAGCACCTGCTAGTTCTAATGTACTATCTGCAGGTACAGATATTGTTGAAGCAATCATAGAGTTAGTTGAACCATCACTATCTAAAACTTTTGCATCTACAGTTGCTGAATTAGTTCCATCAACATTTGTCATTCTTAATGTAAGAACAATCGCAGTTGTAGAACCTGGGCAAGTGTAAAAATCCGCTTCAGAATCGGTTACATCTAAGTAAGCATTCTTGAATGTTTCTGCCATTTTATATCTTCTCCATCATATATTTCTATACTTCTAATACTATAGCACGACTTGTGCTACTTGTGCTACTTGTTACAGATAATGTATTAAATACAACTCTGAAACTTGTAGATAAACTACCACCTTCAGGTAGTAAATCTATATCTTCATCTATAGGTTTATTACCAATGGTGTCTATTCCTAGACTTCCACCTTCTTTGAGCATTATTAACATTGACATTATGACAACGCTATTACTATACCTAAAGATGCCTTTGTGTTGACTTGTGTATCAACATAAGACTTTACTGCTTTTGCTGAAGCTAATGTATCATCACTACCACTAACAGAACTAATGTCTGTATCTAGTACCCCTGACTTTAAGTCAGCTACATCTATGTTAGATATAGAGTTACCTGTTGCTTCAACATTAAAAGTTTTATTTGTTAGTGTATCTGTTGATGTTGCAGTAATACTTGTATCTACTCTGTCATGTAAATCTTCAAACATTTCTTTGATAACTGCCATACGAACAACAGTTCCTTCTCCATGATTAGGTGCAGTTGAGGCATCTCCAGGAGTTCCATATCTTCCTTCTTTATCTCTTGTTATTGCTGATAATGATGTTCCAGTTGCAGCAGTTACTTCTATAACTTCTCTTGCAGAAGCATTATCAGGGTCTACTACTAAATAATAATTTGCACCAATAGCTGTACTACCATCTGTTGTTGGTGCTGCTGTTAAAGTACAACTTACTACACTTTGTGGTAAGCCACCAGTAGAGAGTGTACTCTCATAAAAATTTGAAAACTTTACTTCTTGGTTTGCCATTTATCTCCTATGCACCAAATCTCACAAATCCTAATGCGTTAATACCAAACACATGAACACTTGTTACATCAGTAACAGTTGGTTGTCTAGTACCACGCACAGTAATTATAGCATACTGTGTTACGCTTCCTCTTTCAACATTAGAATTAATTGGATAACTAATTCTTTCTACTACACCTCTAATAATTTCTGAAGGGTCAAATAATTCTAAAGTAACACTATCACCTTCTTTACTACGAAGTGCATTATATAAAGTATCTCCAAGACCTTTAACCTTTATAGGTTTTCTTCCTGGTCTTTCTACTCTATCAGATATGTTTATAGGTATCTGTGCAACTACAAGTTCTGGTCTAGCTAATGCACGAAATTGTACTGATTTAACTTTAGGTGTATTTGCACCATTTTCTGATTTTAAAACAACTTTACCTATGATGTATCTAGCAATCTCTGCTATTTGTTTTTCTTCATCACCAACACCAGTAGCTTGTGTGAATGCTAATTGAAATGATGTGTCATTAGGATTATCTAATGCTTCAAACTTAGTTGAGTAAAATAAATCTACTGTTGTATTACTAGGCATAGTAAATGTAGAAGTTTCTGCACCTACAAACTGTTTATGTTCTGCTGTAAAGAAATCTGCTGCTGACATTATAAGATAACCTTCAAGTTCGTATGTAGATGTTTCTAAGAATATATCTTGTCCTGCTACAGCTATAACAAACTTACCATTTGAATTGGTTATACCTGTAATAAAACCTGATGCTCCCATCTCTAAATCTCTAGCGAATCCTGCAGTAGGTAAGTAATATCTCCACAAGTAACTCTCACTATCGCTTTCTTTTATTCCACAATAAACACTATCTCTTGTAACAAACATATGCTTAGGTGTTGTATCTACATCTGTTATAACCCATTCTTTTATTAACTGTCTATTAGCTAGTACATATAAATCATCTGCAACTGTTAAGTCTGCACGATAAAATCTACCTACAGCTCTTGTAAAATCTTTTGTACCAAAAAATACAATTCCTTCTGCTGCAGCTATAGAGTGTACTTCTTCAAAAGGTATGTTTGTTTGTCCTTTAAGTGTAAAAGTTCCTGCTACATCTTTGACTGAATATATATCTCCATTAGTAGAAGCTACTAAGACTACTGCACCTGCATCTACAACTTGTGATACGTGGTGTGAATCCTCAAAAGTTATGATTGCAGCTGCATCTGCTAAGTCAGAACCTGACCAAGTTTTATTGAATGGACTTATTGCCCATACTCTTTCTACTGAACCATCATCTCCACTAAATACTAGTTGTCCTTTTGCAAACCACACACCATTCAAACCTCCTGATGAAGATTGTGCTGTTGTTTCCTTTGACCAAGTAGATACACCATCAAACTTAATAAGCTCTGAGTTACTTGTGCCATCTGCAGTTGTAGCAAATATCATATCTCCTACTGAAGCTATACCAGTAAAGTTGTAGTTTATAGTAAATCCTGTAGTTACTGGTCCCCAAGTAGAGCCACTGTTTGTAGATTTATAAATTACATTAGCATCAGTAACATATATGTCACCATTAGTAGTCTGTGCTAAATAGTTATTACTACCTGCAAATGTTGTATCATCCCCTCTTACATTTTTATCTGCTGTTGTAAATAACAAGTGTGTGTGATAAGAAGTTTCATCATCTCCATGAAATACATCTACACCTTTGCTATCCCAAAATCTTGTTGAATCTTTAGTTGTACCATTTTGTCTGTGTGCTGTGTCTAGTCCTTGTCCACCTGTAAAATTATTTCGTGAATAGATACGACCTAAGTTAGAAGTAAAGTCCTCTGCATTTTGCTTTACATTAACTTGACCTTCTTGTACATCTGAAGATTGTATCTGCATTTCTCTACCTGGACCAACAGCAGAACGAAGTAATATATTATCAACACGAATATCATATCCATATCTTTTAGGATTGGACGTATTTATTGTAGTGGCTACTCTAGGCATTATCCGTAACTTATACTGTTGATAGTAACTGGTTCAGGATATCTAGCTCTAAGGTCCTTTCGTGCTTGTTGTATTAAAGCTCTTTGATATGAAAGAAGAGAGTTTCTAATTCTAGTAGCAGAATCAACAGGAAAGTTACTGACGGATAACTGGTCTGTTATGTAGTCTGCAGTTGCTGTTGGTATATCTCTACCTGACATAAGTTGTGCTGCAACTCCTGCCATAATAATTGGTTCGTATTCGTCTTCTAATCCTACTGTTGCAAGTGTATCTGTCTCAGCAGTAGGGTCTATAAACTTCTTTTTAAATGTTACATATACGGTATGACCTTGTTGTATATTATATGTTTGTATTGCGTTTACTACATTTGGTCCAGTTGTATATGTTTTAGTTCTTGACACACCATCACTGTCTACGTATGTAAAAGGATTAGGTAAGTCGACTAACTCTACTGTGACACCTCTGTACTGTATTCCTGTTGAATCGGAGTTAGCTGAAAAATCTGTATATTGTGATATTGCTTTTATAGGAGCAACTAAATAATTATTATTATCTTGGTCAGTTCCGTGTGTTCCAAGTATTTCATAGCCTACTGCTGCGGTAACTGTTTTAGTTTCAACAGCAAATAGTGTAGGATATAAGTTTTTTATTTGGTCAGATACTGCATCAAACACATTCTTTCTTGGGAATGGTGGTGCTATTTTAATTAAGTCACCTGCTGTATGTAATGTTTTAGTTGTACCTCTTGCACCTCTTGTTACAGTTATTGTATTAGTAACAGCGTTAAGGTCTTTACATAGCATAAGCTCTTGACCTATTTCAATTATAGTTCCTGCATCTAAAGCATCTTGTTCTTCAACAGATAACAAATCACCATTGAAAACAATTTCTGTAGCAGTAGTGTTTACACCAGTCGACAGTGTTGTATAACTAACCAAGTCATCCATAGGTTCGAGATATTCTCGATAAGTCCTATCGACAAGGTCACCAATAGTCGTACTCATTGGTCCTCCTAGGCTGTTCTAAATATTAACTTTATGCTTCTGTCTGCTGCTTCAGCACTACCTGATGTAACTCTAATAAACCCACTTGATGCAAAAGCCCAACCACTAGGGTCTACTCTTACAACATCACCTGCTGTGACTGTGTATGTTACTGCAGTTCCATCTGTTTCTACAACATCATACCAGTTGGTATTGTCTACAGAAAAATCAAAAGTAACTTCTGTACCTGTCATAGCTGCAGGAAATACTATTCCTGTAAGCAACATGCCATCTGTGTTTACCCCACTAGATATAGTTGTATTATCAGAAATATCTATTAAAACTTCTTTTACGTTTGTCTTGTACATATCTTCCTTACTATAGCAGAAGAAAAGGGTGGAGGTGGAGTTCCACCCTAATCTTCAAATTAATTACTACGGAGTAGCAATTTCATCTATGTGAAGGTGATATTGTGGAGGACCGAAGTCTATTCCCATCTCCATATAGATTGCTTTTGCAACTCTTGCATAGTCGTCTTGGTCAATGTCTCTTACGAAAACAGTTCCTTTGCCAGGAATGTTTGTGAAGATAGGACTTACATAAGCCATATCTACGATATAAGCATCATTGCTTCCTAAGATGTTTGAGTCAAGAACCATCATTCCAATAGAGCCAAATGGTGTAATGATAGTATCAATGTCGATACCTCCTACATTTCTGTCTCTTGGAAGAACAGCAGCAGTTGTACCACCTGATTGTGGGTTATGTAGCTGCTTGTTAAGTTCTAACATGTTAGCTGAGTTAACCAATAGGACTGGATTCTTAACTGGTGCTGAAGCATCATAAAGTTTCTTTAATGATTTTGCTACGCCATCCCAGTCGAGTTTCTTAGCAGTACCACCTGTAGCTTCTGTAGCTGTGTTGAAATATTTGTTACCACCATTCAACGCAGTATGAGCTGCAAGTCCTCTAAATGTTCTATTGTCTCCAACAGGGTTAGAGGCATGAACACCATCTGCAAAAGTACCATTGATAGCGAAGTATTCTACTTCCCTAGCAACTTTTTCTAATGCAAGTTCTAGTTGTTCTGCTAGTTCGTCTGTTATTGGGTTACCTCCGAAAAGAGCTAACTTGTCTGCAGCAGTAAGTGTTCCGTCACCGTCTGAGGTGTTGAATCCTGCTGCGCCTAAATCAAAGGCATTTTGTTGGTTGTAAGCTGCCATAGCTGTGTATGACATTTTTACACCTTTATGAAATATCTGCGTAACCTGAGTATACGCTCCTCTATTTCTACCAAGGTATTCTGTTGGCTGTCCGCCTTCAGTTCCTTCTGTAGGTGCTGAAGAGATTGTCTCGTTATCAGCAGTTTGGAATTGGAAGAAAGTAGATTGTATTACTTTTCCTCCGCCTGACAAACCACCAATTGCAGATAAGAAAGGTGTTCTTTGACCACCTACACGAAATAATTCTCCTTGAAAATTATTTATATCGCTTGTGTAGATTGGGTCAGGGGTTGATATTGGTCCCATTTGAATCTCCTAAATTATTTGTCTTGTTGCTCCATCATTGCCAATTTGGCAGCGATAGATTGTTTTGTACTTGTTTCTGAAGAATTAACAAATTGTTTGAACTCAGCCATTGTATCCAGTGGCTTATTGTCTACTCCAACTTTATTTAGTTGCTCTACACGTGATTGAGCTTGAACAACGTTGTCAGCAACAGTAGGCTCTTGAACTGGCTCATTAGTTACATTAGCAACTCCTTCACCAAACTCTTCTTGTACAAACTGTGCGATAGATTCACTATTCATTTCACCATCATACAATTTAGTCACAGCCTTACCTATGCCTTTATCAGCTTCTAATCCGATTGATTGCAAAGCAGAATTCATAACGTTCTGTTTATATGCTTTATTCTCAGCCTTGAGACGTTTGTATTCATCTCTTAGTTGAGCTATAGCATTATCATCAGATGATTCTGTATTAATTTGTTCTTCTGTCATTTATATTCTCCATCTTCTCTAGCATATAAAATCCCATATACATTAATCGCTAGGTAATTAAAGGGATTGTTACACAAGGGTTTGCGAACAACAAAGAGAACACCTTGGAGGTTCTCTCGAATACGACCCTATATTTAGTGTGCCGAACTCGTCAGGCACTACATGTAGTATACTAGACTTCTTCTAAGCCTGCAACTTCTCCTGTTTGTGTTTTCCTAGCACCTGTATCTAATGAGCTGAGAGATGCTTGTTGATTAAGAATACGCTGTTGTTCTATTACAGCTTGAGGGTCTTGTTGTACTTCTGAAGAAATAATATCTTGTAGTCCTATCTCAGTGGTTCTACCTTGTCCTGTACGTAGTCTGTTTAGTCTTTGAATATACTCTGAAGCTCTACTAAATAACCTTTGACCACCTGATTGTGTAATACCTGCTTGTATTAATCTTTGTGCTTGTTCTGTAGATAAATCTAAGTTTCTTAATGCAGCTTCTGCTCCTAGTTCTGCTTGTTGTATCTGACCTTGTAATATTCCTATAGAAATGTCAGGGTCAAGTGCTGCTGCAAATACAGCATTGTCAGACAAATCAATATCGAAGTTAGCTGAATAATAAGTTTTAATTTCATCTGCTATAGGGTTATCTCTAAATGCTTGTCTTGTTGATTCTATTCTACCTTTAAATTCTGCAACGCTCACGTCTCCTGCAATTAATGCAGCTACTTTACCTCTTGCTTCAAAGACAATAGGGTTTAAATCATTCTCTAATAATATTCTATAAAAACCTTCACGAACTTGTTCGTACTGTGATTCATTCATTCTTAATGAACCATCACCTCTTTTGATACCAGGATAATACTCTGCATACTCACCTAAGTTTCTAACTGCAGCTAATGCAAACTCTGCACTACCTGTCTCTATGTACTGATTTGTATACTCTTGTAACAAGTTACCTTTACCTGCTAACCAAGGTATTAAATCTTCTATCTGTTGAGGAGTAGCTACAAAATCAGGAGAGCTTGTACTAGAAGCTCCTATGTTTTCTATAGCAGTGCTTAGTTTATTAAACAATGAACTAAAGTCCCCAGTTAAATCATCATCACCTTCGTCTGTATCAGTATCTGTAGCACGATTATCTGTTAAAGAATATCCTTCTCCTAATAATTTGTCTAAGTCTTCTTGATTAAATGCTTCATCTCCTCCTGGAGGTGAATCATATCTATATATTTTTACACCTTTTTTAAAATCTTCTTCTGTAAATTCCATTATCCTTGTCCTGTTATTGTCGGGCTAAGATATACTGGACTAAATCCTAGCTTAGATAAATCTTGACCCATCTTTTGCAATGCACCTTCATCTCCTACGTTAAGGAAGTGTGCTGTTGCTTGTTTTCTTTGTTCACTTGGGTCATCAATAGTAAACAAATTATAAACTAAATCTCTATCTCTACCTGTCTCATCAAGCCTACCGTATCTATTTGCCATAGTTCTAATGCCAATAACAGAGGTAGTGTAGTTTTTACCTTTGTATTTATCCGCTACATTCTCATCCCATACTGTTTGAAGTTGTGCATCTAATAACTGTGAGCCATTAGTTTCAGCTAAGACATTACTAAATGTTCTATAGTCATCATCTGTAAACAACCCTGATAAGTACGGTCCTACTTTTGCATTAACTTGGTCTTTAGCTTTATCAATGTAAGCTAAGTTATCAGGTATAGATATATCTCGAGATGACATAAACTCAACAATATCGTCATTTCTAAATCCTGGAATTTCAGGAAATACTAATAACTTATACTGTTCAGCTAATGATTCTTTTGTAAGAATACCTTTAACTCTTTGGTCATATAAATAATCTAATACATCTTGTGGTACTTCATACTGTGCATACTTAGAAACTAATCCTGCAAGTTCTATCTTTGCAGTATCTTGTAGTCTTCTTAAAGTTGCATTGGCTTTAGGGTCAGTACCTAATGCCTGAGCTTTAAAGTATGCTAACTGGTCTCCTGATAAAGCATTTATGTAATCACTAGCAATAGCATAATCCTTGTACTCTGCAGGTCTTCCCTCGAATAAAGATTCTAAAAATACTCCTACTGCATTAAAGTTACCATCAGACTCAGCAGCTTTAAGAATATAATCATTTAATTTAAGTTCGTCTTTTAAATCATCTAACAATAGATTGAGAGGGTTTCTACCTTTCATTCTTGTATCTACTTCAGATAAATCTCCAAAGAATAATCCACTAGCTTTTATATCATCTACATTACCTGTAGTAAAACTTTGTTTATAGTTTGTTGTGTCTGTGTAATACACTGTTACATCTTGGTCAAGACCATCTATGTCTTCTGCTTTTAATGTATATATAAAGTAAAACAAACCATCATCACCTTTAATTAATGTATCAGCTACAGGCATATCCTCTATTGGAGGAGCAGCACTGAGAGATTCGTCTATAATTTTGTTTAACTCTTCTTCAGATAAAGTGAAATCGTATTCTTCCATTATTTAGCACCTTCTACTTTTTTCTTACTAAGCTCTCCTAAAAAGTTTAGTATAACTGTATCTAACTCTGAGTAATTAGAACGTACATCTATAGGTATTTCTGCTGTATCTAATCCTTTCAAGCTAGCTAACATCAATGAAGATTGTCTTATAGTCTCAGGATTAGTAGGGTCTGAAGGATTAATTTTCTGTGCAATCTTATCCCTAGACCTTTCAAAAGATACTATCTCTCTTTCCGTAAAGTTTTTAATTCTTCTTTCCTGACCTAGACCACCTCTGAAATCACCACCACCAACAACTTCAGGTGCTTCTATATCAGGTGCATCTGAGGCTTGTGGTTCTTCTCCTAATGTTTCTGAACCTGTACTATAGAATGCATCAACATACGCATTGATACCTGCAATCACATCTGACTTTTGTCCTGCTGCATCAGTGCCTCTACCTTTAGGCATTTGACCATTTAGATAAGGTTCTACATAATCTGTGTATCCTTCCCATACTGAGAAAGGATTATTGTTATTATCTCTGACTATAGGAAACTGTTCAGGATTAGCTTTTACGTCATTTAAATAAGATATCGCAAAGTTTGCATTATACTGTGGGTCTTTCAATGCTTCTTCAAAATCTGATTCAGACAATGTATTACCTGTAGATTTAAAAAATTTACTTAATGATGGGTCAGGTTCATTGTTGTCATCATAAAAAGAACTTGCATTTATTTGAAATAAGCCTATAGCTTTTGTTGTATCATTCTGTGCTTCAGTCTCAAAGTTTGATTCATAAAAAGCAGTCATAACTAATGTAGGAATATCTTCTTTTGAAGCTCCTGCATTCTCTAAATATTTTACAATCTCTTGAGCAGTTACCTTTGCCATTATGCTCCTCTACCTAAATTTCTTAGACTACGTGATGCTTGTGCAAAGTTAGCTGTAGCAGCATCAAATGCACTTTGCCTTGCAGAAAAATCTTTTTCCTCACCGTATATATTATCAATAGCTCTATTGAGCCTTCCATTAAATAATGCAGAAAATCTTTCATTCTGTCCTGTTAATGCAAACGGATTACCTGGTGTTGCTGAAGGTCCAAGCTCTTGACTTGTCTCAACCCTAAACTCTTTCATCTTTGTAGAAACTAATGTATCTAACATTTGGTCATCTGCAAAAGGATATTGTTGTTTAAGAGATTGTTTGTATCCTTCTTCACTTCCATACTTATCCAACCATCCTTCATAACCTAACTGTTTAACTTGTGCATCTATATCTTGTTTAATGTTTTGTGTAACCATTCCATCCATATCACGTTTAGTTACTTCAAGTAACGAATTAACAACTCCTGCTAAAGACTGAGCTTGTGTAAAACTAATTTTATCTGCACCACCAAAGTAGTTACGTACTGCATTCATAGCTATGTATCCTGCAGACTCAGTGTCATACTTAGGTACATCTACTGTATAGTTATCTAATAAACGTTCTTCTAAATCATTAACATCTGTATCTAATTCATTAAAATAAAAATCTCTAATTTCTCTTTTCTTGTCTTCTGTAAATGCATACTGACTCTTATATTGTTTTGCTGCATCACCTGAATAAATAATCTGATTAGGGTTAGAAGGGTTTATAATTTGTTCTACTACTTCACCATCCTCATTTATTCCTACTGTTGTAGATAAAGTAAGTAACGCACCTTCTATAGCAAAACCATCATCAAAATACGGCACTCTACCTTCAAGGTTGTGTGATGTCATTGATGCAGATATAGCTGCTATTGTAGGTGCGTCCATTGTTCCAGCATCAAAACCACCAACAAGATAACCTGATTTAACTAACTTAGTTTGTAAGTCTCGGACGTATTGTTCTCCTAACATATCGTCCATAAACAGGGTTGTTATTAGTGGTGTGATATACACAGGATTGTCACCATATCCCTCACCTGCACCTTTATATCCTAAAGGTGTTCCCAAAGTTCCTTCAAATCCTAAAAACTGTGTTACTCCCTGAGTACCTAGCCTAAGCTGTATAGCTTCATCAGGTGTAAGTGGTGCAACAGGGTCGTTGATTCCAGGAAAAAGATACTCTCCATCTTCATCCTTTTCCATTTCTTCTAGTTCCCCATCATCATTAATTACAAATCCATACGGAGGTTTATAGTTAGGGTCTGTGTAATATTCTTTAACAGCTTGGTCAATTTCGCTCGGTGATAAAGCTCTAGGTATAACTCCACCTGAACCAACTTCAGGTCCTGGAGTTTGATTTGGTCCTGATGCTGCACCAGTTCTTTGTCCTTCTTCTAATCTTTGTTCAAATAATGTATAGTCGGTAATAGGTATTCCTGCTGTATCTACTGCATTTCTTACTTCACCCGTATCAGTGTTATACCATAATGCTTTAGAATAATCAGTAGAAGTAGCTGCAGTAAATTCTGAAACTGCACCTGAGTTTGTAAATAATACTTTAGAAATTAGTTTCCACATTATTGGTCTGCCTTATATAATTGTTGGTTATAAGTATAGCCGTATCTTATCAACTCTTCTTCATTCTCTCTGAGTATTCTATCCAAAACTTGTTCATTTAAAAAGCTAAACAAAGGATATGCTTTAGATATCTCTTGTCCTTTTAATCTTAATTGGTCTCTTGCTAAATACCAATTAGCGTTTGTTGGGTCAGAACCAGGTCTACCTGTCTCTGTTGAACGTACTGTAAGTATATTATCATAACTTTCTAGCCATATCTTTAAACCTTTTATAACTTCTTCATTCTGTAAATCAGGGTCTTCAGACATTTGATACAACTGTTTTAGTTTAGTTCCTAAGTCTGTAGGACTTTCTGTCCTAGGTTTTTCTAAATAACCAGGAAAATAATCAGCTAAAGTATCTTTGTATGTCGTAACCATAATCTCTCTAATAGCTTCGTCTGGTACAAACTGTGGACTATTTGGGTCAGTTATAACTCTTCTGTATCTTTCAAGAGCCATTCTTCCTGCAGCTTGATTGTGTAATTGCGCCCACTCTCCTAAGTCTAAGTCTGTTCTAGCAGAATAATCTCCTAGATAATTGTCATCAAAAGAGTTAACCCAAGATGCCATAACGAATTCATCTGTTCCAATATCAGGTCTTACATAGTAAAACATATCAGGATAAATTTTATATTTTTCTTCATTGTCCATTGCATAATCTAATGCTTCATCTGTATAAGGTACTCTTCTTATTTCTTTTGACTTTGAAATAATCAATGCGGTTGGGTCAGTACCAAATAAGTGTGTAAATACTTGAGTAGCTATAACTTCATCCTCGTATTCTCCAAGTAATCTACCGTACACACTTTGTAAAACATTAAATCCAAATATTCTACCTTCAGGGTCTATACCTCTATCTCTCAAATACTTAGGGTCTACATGCATACTTCTTCCAGGTTCTACCTCTAGCTCCCATCTAAATGATGGAGACACAAAAGTAAACTGTGCTGCTGATTTAATTAAATGCATAACAAGTGCATCTTGTTTTGTTCTCTGTAAAATCTTATTCATCTCATCTTGTGTTCTTGGTTCACGACCTTGCTCTATAGCACCACTAACTAACTTAGCTCTTAGTACTTCTTTCTGTGTATTAGAGTAAGCTCTTGACCAAGACTGAGGACTTGTACTTATTGCAGAACCTAATTTTTGAATCCATTCAGGTAATAAGTAATCTGCTGCTTGTTCTACAGCATTACCTGATGGTTCACCAAAAGGAAATATAAACTCGTATAATGCAGAAGTTTCTTTCATATTAGGCATAATTGCTTTTGCTGCTATCTGTGCTACAGGTCCTACTCCAGGAACTAAACCACCTGCAACTATGTTTGCTGATGACGTAAATCCTACAGCTCTAAGGTTTACTTCACTTCTAGGTTGCTGTCCACCTAGGTCTCTACTTTGTACATTTTGGAAAAAGTTTCTAAGTATAGGGTCTACTAATGGATATACAAATACTTCTTCGTTTGTGAGTTCATCAGTATATACCATAGGCTTATCATCTGCTGCATCCCCACCTAAGAAATCAAAGTTAAATGGATTACCTTCTTTTAAAGTATCTGTTGTTATTTGTAACTTACGTAGTTTTCTAGGGTTTTCTGTAAGTAATCTTGTCCACGTTTTAGCTATTTCTAAATGAACTTCAGCGAAAGGAAATAGCAATGCATTAGCCTGTGTAAACTGTGACCTGTTGTTTAAGCTATATAGTAATTCTTCTGTTTCTGATAATGCTGTAGCTTTAAGAAAATCATCAATATTTTCTAACTCATCTACACTTACACCAGTACCTTTTGGTTTAGGTACTAACTGGTCAAGATATTGTCTAGTAGATTTTGGCATAGCTTCCATGATGTCTTTGTTCTTGTATAGCTCTGCTAAAGTATCTGCTTCAAATCTGTCTGCCATCTTTTCTAAGTTACGATAGTAAAACTGTTTAAAAGCAGGCGCTCTTGATAGTTTGTTTGTTGGCGTTGACATAAAGAAATCAAACGCTCTTTCAATAGCTCCATTGTATGATTTTACATCTACATCATTAATCATCTTCTTAGATACTTTTACTACGTCAGGTCCATTCTCTGCATAGTCACTAAGTATCTTTGTACCTGTTTTAAATTGTCTTTCAGTGTTCAGACCATTCAATGGCATTTCAAAACTTCTAGTTTTAGTGTTTATCATTAGCTTTCTATTAGCAATCCACTCTATGTATTGAAATGTTTTATCTCCTGGAACAAGTTCATACAACATACGTATAGGTAAATCACCATCATTTGCTCCTGGGTTTTTATAAACTACACCTTTATTTATTTCAACAATGTATCCTTTTTCTAATGCTTCTTCAAAAGATACTGTAGATAAGTCAGGTATTTTATCAGGGTCAAGTTTTGGGTTTTGTACATATTTTTTAAATCCACCACCACCACCTACTTTGTCATATAGTCTAGCAGCGTATGATTGCAGTAACTCCATAGTTCTGTCTTTGTCACCACGAATCATTTGCCTACCTGTATTAGTTATGGCATCACCACTATTAGTCCATTCCATAAATGTTTTCTTAGCTGCTTGTGCAGATTTAGTATTATCTAATACAGCTAATCTTTCTGCAGGAAAATTACCTGTTAAGTAGTCTCCTAATTCATCTAGGTTTCTAAATGGTGTTCTTGTAGCTTTACCATTATCTGCTAGTACATTAGCAATAACAACCATTAACTCATCATCAGCTAGCTGTGTCATTTCTGTTAACCAACCTTTAGCGTATTGTCTACGGCTTTTAGTACTATTAGTAACAGAATCTCTTTTAATAGTTTTAAAGAATCTATCTACAGAAGATGCTTTACGCATCATAATTCCATTAGAACCTCTTGACATTGCTTGTTTAAATAAAAGTTCTTCAGACATCTTTCTACCTAAAATATCTACTTCTCCTTTTTTTAAACCTGCTACAAACTTTTCTCCAAGTCTTACGTCATCAGGAAAAGGTAATATATCTAAAGCCTTACTTATATTATTTACTAAATTACTATCGGGTTTGAGAACATAACTCATATGAGCTACAGGATGTGACCATACATTAGTCATGTCTGCTGCAAACATTCTTAATTGCTCTTCTGCAATAACCCTTGTTGTCCACGCTAATCTTAACAATGTAAAAGGTTTCCATGCTTGTTGCATTGCGTTGTTTGCCCAACGTATGTATGCTTTGTTAACAAGTTTTACACCTTCATCTGTAGCTATTTGTGAATAAAACAATTTTGCTATATTCTTAGTAACAGCATTAGAGGATATGTTACCTACATTAAGTGCTGTGTTTATCTGTGTAGGTGTTGTTAACTGATTAAGTATCTCAAATGTTTCATCATCAATAAGTTCAGCAATCTCATCTGAGCTTTTAGCATTTAAAGTAGTTCCTGATATTTTTTCATATTGTTCTATAACTTCTTGTTTAGCTTTAAGTTGTAACTCTCGAATGTAGGACTGTTTAACTTTCTTATCTGAAGGTGCTTTAACTGGCAATTCCCAATTAGATAAGAACTTTTTAAACTCATCATTAGTTTTAGCTAAAGACAATACAGGGTTTCTATCTAGTTGTTTACCTAATAGCTGTGGTAAGTCTAATCTTTTAAGACCAGTTAATGTACTTAACCCTGAGATTTTTAACAGAGAGTTACGATATGTACCTAAAACTCTAAATACTTCGTTGGTATCAAACAAAGGAATATTACCTACAAGCATTTCTGACATAAGCATTGCAGTAGGTTGTGCTATTTCTTGATTACCTAGTGTAATCATAAACTCAGAAATCTCATCAGCTTTACCTGCTCTAGCTAAACCTTCAAGTTTTTCTAAATCAAGTTCTGTTTTAATCATATCAAATGCTGTATCTGCTGCTTTTGTAGATGTTTTTGAAGTACCGAACCCAACATCAACAATATGTTCTCCTACTAAAGATACCCAATACTTTCTTGCATCATCTATCTCTCCAATAAATTTTGTAATACCACCTGCTAAAGGACCAGGAAAACCTTGAGATGTCATTATCTTTTGCAGTTCTCCTAACACACCTGCATTCTTTGGTGTACCGTCTCCTATAAGTAGTTTAAAAAATTCTTCGGTTTGTCTTAGTTTTGAGTATGTACCTTGTTCAGCAAACTGACCTAATATAGCTGCATCTGTAGTTGCAAGTTTTTTATATAAATCTTGTTTAATGTTCTTTTCAAAAGGTAAAGACTTTATAAGTTTTTCCATTTCTTTTAATCCTTGTGTGTGTGAAGCAGAAGTAATAAATGTAGGACTAACCTGACCAAATATTCTAGCAATAGCAGTATCTTTAAAAGTTCTTTTAGCTACAGCAGATACTCCTAAGAAATTACCCATATCAGATAAATCTACTAAGTTACCGTCACCTGCAACTCTTCCTGCTTTTCCTAGTAACTTACCTGCATTTCTTGATACGCTACCTTTGAAAGCATAGCTATATGGGTCTAGTCGTTTTGTTATACCACCAGTTCTAACTTCTCTAGCAATACTTTCTGATACATTTCCTACATTAGGATTTTCTAATATATCTTGTAGAGTAGAAGGACTAGCTTCAGGCATAAGCTGTCTTAAACTTTCATAATCTAATGACTTATTGGTTACACCATCTGATATAAATTCATAAATAGCTTTACCTGTTGTCATATGCCATTCTTCAAAATCTGTTTTATTTAATGATGGTTTTAAAAACTTTTGTAATCCTGATGCATTTTTAGCACCTTCAATATCTGCTATATGTCTATTCTTAAAGTTAGTAACCATTTGTTCAACATCTCGTTCTAAATCCCATTGAGACTTTAATCCCATTACACTTTGTGGTTCTCTATCTTTGTTCCACTTAGAAAAGGCTTTATCTCTTCTTCGTCTTCGTGCAGCCTTGCCCAGTGGATTCCAAATAGATTTATCTAATGCAAATTGTTTTGGTGATTTACCTTTAGCAACCCAAGTGTGTGCTAGCTCATGGAGTATAGTATTATCTATCAGCTCATCCATAGTGTCGAATTGTTTAGCTTGCCACTTATGGTCAGACTTAAACCATTTATAAAATTCTTTTATATGACTTTCATCTGCATCTACCCACTTTAAAACAGCTCTACCAACTTCTTCATCAAAAGTAATATCACTACCATATCTGTTTAAAAACAATGCAAATTTATTATTTTTAACTTTATTTAGATTTACTAAGTCAGCCATCTTATTACCAGTCATGTTTAATATTGCGTTGTCTACAAAACTACCACCAGTTCCTGTTCTTAAACCTTCTGTAAATTTTCCATTACGAAGTTCTGCATTGTCATAAAATTTTATATTGTGTACAAACTTGTCATCTACACCACGTGTATAACCTTCACCATAACGATTAGCTCTTAAAAATTCTTGATACTGTCTACTATTGTTTATCTGTGCGCCTTTTCTACCATTGGCTCTAGCTATTTCATTTAATTCATCCATAGTGTATGTGATGTCACCACGAAGTATTGTTTCTCCTACATCAACACCTACAACATTTTTATACTGAGCAGCATCTGACATTTTAAAAACATTAGCAGTAACTGCTTCATCTGATACTTTAACTGTTTGAAACAATCTATTGCCTTGACCTATAAGAGTTCTTGCTCCTACATTGCCTCCACTAGATACTTTTTCACCAACAGAAAATGCTTTACCTGCTTTTCCAAGTTTACCAACCCATGCACCTGCAAGGTTTGCAGGGTCTAATCCTAAAGTAACAGCACCATCAATAAGACCTGATATAAACTTAAACCTATCTGTTCCTGGTTCAGCCATTTGTACTGCAGCTACTCTTCCAGGACTTATAGTTACACCACGGTATTTATTAGATTCTAACTTTTCTCTTTGTGTTCCTGTTATATCAAAACCAAGTTGTCCCTGTATAACTTTCTCTATTGCAGATAATTGTTGCGGGTCAGATATAGTTTGTGATAGCTCTTTATATATATCTGTATCTCTAGCAAGTGTAGAGTTACCAAAATATCCACGTCCTAGGTTTACTCTATTACCTTTAGCCATTTCTTGTATTGCATATCCTGCAGTTGTAGGTCCTAGTTCGTCTTTAGCTGTTTCATAATCTTTACGAAAATTACCGTACGCTTCTCCACCCATTGTCATTTCCATTATTGGTTTATCTAAACCAACTAAGTTTGTAAGTGTGTGTAAATATGCTAGGTTTACATTCATTCCATTGTCTATTAATGAACGTGCTGATGCTTGAAAAGGTCTTTTAACTGTAGCTTCTGCTAAAGAATCCATACCAACAAAAGCATTTCTTACAAGTCCTCTACCTGCTGCTTTTGTTTTTTCCCAAAAACTTGAGTTCTTTTCTTTTTCTAACTCTTCGTATCTTTCTAACAGTAAACCTACTTCAGGAGATATAGAAGAAAAACCCATTAAAGCACTACCAACCATTATGTCTTTAGGTAGAACGTTACCCCATTTATTTACAATGTCTTCTAAATTATTACCAACTTGAGGTTTTTGTTGAATAGTTTGTTTAATAGCATTATATTTTTGTTCTCGTTCATTAGATTTATTTATGTAATCTTCTTCGAGGTCAGGTGGTTCGTAAGCGTAAAATGCCATAATTATATTATCATAGCGCTTGCTTCTTCACTACCTCCCAGTAAATCGTTTATAGCTGCAAGTATCATATTCGTGTTTGATGCTTGACCTGGGTCAACGATTTCAAATTCATCAAACGTTGGACTTTGTTGCATCATTGGAGTTGTATCGTTAGTTGCTCCAAATGCATTTCCCATCAACTGTTGTGCTTGTATATTTTGTTGAGCTTGCTCAGGAGGTCTTTCCATGTTAATAGGCATTTCAGTCATAGCTGCTTTATCTTCAGGTAGCAATGGTGCGCCTCTAAGTGCAGCTTCTCTTGCTGCTGAACCTTCTCCTCTTTGTGCATCTATTGCAAATGCACCTTTTTTAACTCCTCGTGTCATTATCGTCCTCTATCCATACCATTTGTAATTTACCGAATCCTGGTACATAAATAACTGTTAAGCCATTCATGTCTATCCACTCTTCAACACTATTGTCTTCTTGTAGTTGGTCATTTAAGTATAGCTCAGCTACATCAACTTTGTTTACTTCCCAATCTTCAGCCATAATAATTTGATGAAACAGACTGTTAGTCCTATCAAAATTCATATTGTCTGCCATTACGCTCCTTGTTGTAAGAGACTTAATACATCTTGTGGATTAGGAGGAGGTCCACCTGCTTGCGGTGATGGTCCACCCATTCCTGCCATCATTGCTTCTTCAGGGTTTGGTTGTGGTTCTTCTGCTGTAAAAAACTTTTTAAGTATCTGACCTATAGAATTTGGTTTATTGTATATCTCAACTAATGCCATTTGTGCTTTAGCGTCATTGTTACTAGCTCTAGCTAACAAAGATTGAAACATAACTTCTTCTGCTTTATCTTTTGTAATACGTTCATTAATAGCTTGTAAATCATCTAGTCCATCCATTTCACGCTGCATAGTCTCTTTGTCTATAATACCTGCTTGTAATAATTGCAAACCTGTAATAACTTTTCCTGCTTCATCAAATGTAGCCATAGCACCATACTTACGTCTTGTAAGATAGTTACCATCAATATCTGTACCTGGTGTATAGTTTTCAGCAAACGCTGAACCTCGTAGTGTACCTACTAAAGGTTTACGTTTATTCAAAACTAATTCATCAAGCTCTAATCTTTTGTAATCTATTTGTTGTATACCAACTTGTAATACTTTGTGATATTCATTAACCATAGCTCCAATACCTGCTTGTAGTTCTTCTAATCCTCTACCTGTTACAAAGCTATTAGGAGATATAGAGTCATCTTGTACTGGGTAACCTGCGACTGTTCTTAGGTGTCTTTCTAGTCTTGATACTTGGTCAAACAACTGATACGGTAAGTTGGTTACTGGTTTTATAACTTGTGAACCTGGTGACAAATAGTTAATAGCATTTCTACCTTTTCTATATTGTCCTGATTCTATTTCACCAACTATGTTTGTTTCTGTAAATACAGCATCTTCCATAGCAATGATTGACATAATGTTTATCTTTGCCATAGCAGCCATTAATCCTATAACTTGGTCAAACTGTCCTTGTATTTGGTCAAAAGAATATCTCTTTACACAAACAAATGCAGGTCCTGATTTCAATGGATTAGGTACAAAGTCAACTATAGTTTTTGACGCTACGTGTACTATGTATGTACCTTCAGGATTAATATATTCAACAATAACTTCACCTGATTCATTTTGATTTTCCCATGAACCATCTTGTCCTGGATTTGTATATAAGCCTGATACAAAGTTATAAGGTTCATTTGTTTTACGACCTTGGTCATTAAACCAACCTTTAAGTTCAGGATACATTTCTACTAGATATTCTCCTGGTACTTTTCTAATTGACACAAGTTCTTCTGCCATTTGATTAGCACCTTGATATCCAGGGAATGTAGAGTAAGGGTCTCTTAGTTCTGCTGTTGGATATACATTACCTTGTGGGTCTGTCTTTGTAGTAATAACCCATACAGCAAATCCATAACCTGGTAGCCATCTAGCAACTTGTGGTAATTGTAAATCTAAATTTTGAAATTGGTCATAAGCAGTAACTACACGTTCTAACTTATCTTTTTTCTTTTTATTTCTTTCACTATCTCTAGGGTTTGTGATATGAACATCTAAAGCAGGCGCTCTACCTATCTTCTGAGCTAGTCTGTCTAGTGCAGATACTAATAAGTTTGGAGCAGGAAGTAATTCTGAATCCATGTTGTTTAATGCAGGACCGAGTAATGCTGCTAGTCCTTGTTCCCCACCATTCATAATTGCTCTAAACCTTGCTCTATCAGGCAGAGCTTCATCATGCATTTCTTTAAGATGCGTGGTTCTATTTAAAATATCTTCTACTAACAATCTATCTCCATGGAGCGTCATTCCATTCTACTACATCAAAGCCATCATAGCTAGGAGTGTAGTCAATTCCCATATCAGAATAATGAGCTTTTTGCAACTTACGCAAAACCTTAATTGGAAACCAACTTGCCATAACTATATCAGATTTGTATACATTTTTCCGTTTGGCAGAAAAATAAGATAACTGTTTCCTATACATTTCAGATTTAATCTGTGACTCTGTATTACCGTATGGCAAAACAATTAGTTTATCTTGAAACATAGGAGCTAAAGAAGTTACACCAAAGTGACTATCCCATTTGTTTTTATAGGTTTCATGTCCTTCAAGAATAATTCCATTTACATTTGCATATTCTTTTATCCTAGGGTCTTGACGTATAGCTTTCTGAAAGTTGTTTTCTTCAATAACCCAGTGATATAAGTTATACATTTTGTGCCATTCTTTAATAACTTGTAATGCTTCTTCTATACCACCACCTTTGTTATTTTGTATATCTATCATCTGTAATAGAGAATCTTCCCCATTATCTAATATTGCCCATAAAAATGCTGCTTGATAACCTGATGCTGCAGGGTCTAGTCCTGCAACTAAATAGGAGTTTCTTGGTATCTTTCCTACTACTTGCGTATTGTCCATACATTCTGTAATTGCTTCTACATTAAAAATAGATGCTCCACCTTCTCCTGGTCTATTCTGATAAACCATTTCAAATCTTTGTAAACCACCTGTAGTCATAGCATCTCTACGTCTTGACATTAACCATTTGTATGTTCTAAATCCTGACCATAGCATACAGTCTACGTGTTCTTCTTCTTCTAACTCAGGTATTTGACAACCTGAATCATGTGCTTCTTCTACGATAGTTTCCCATGCTTCTGAATCTAATAAAGAACTATAGATATCGTCAGGGTGCTGTCTTGAACCAATAACAATAATAGCTGTATGTTCCTCTTTACGTGATGCCAACGTTGTTGTCCACCAGTTTTTTGTATTATGTCTTGCACGTGGTTGTGCAGTAGAAGCGTGGTCTTCAATGTCATCTGCAATAATTAAATCACAGTCACGAGAAAGTATCTTACCACCCTTACCTATACCAATAAGCGTTGGTGATTTTATACCGTGTACTGTTCTTGTAGATACAGTAAAACCATTTTGTGACCAAGATTTACCAGTTCTTGTTTTAGGTTTAAACGTACCACCTGGTCCACAAAAATCTTCTTTAAGTCCTTCGTTTGACTCTAATGTATCTATTACAGAAGACACTGAGTTCTTTGCAATATCTTCATTACCACCTACCCACATAATTCTTATGTTAGGATTTTTCATAATACGCCAAATAGTAAAGTGAATTAACAACTCAGTCTTACCATGACGTGGAGGTGACAGTATCATTTGCTGTCCACCTTCTTCTATAGCTTTGTTAAGTGAATTAATCCACTCCATATGGAATGGTGCAGTTTCAAATGGAATACCCTTCTCCGTTAAAAAATATCTATTTCTAAATTCTACAAATGACTCTAGTGCTTCAATAGCTTGTTCAGGTACATCCCAATCAGCTTGTGCTTTTTCCGATTCTAAATCTTCTTGATATGCTGCAAGAAATCTTGATATCTGTGCTTTAGATACTTTAAGTATTTTAGCTGCATCATCTCTTGATATATCATCTTGA